CACGCAGAAAAACTTTTGGGTATGGAAGGGTTCGCAGATAAGTTCTTTGACTATATGGGTAGAGGATGGTATTCATTATCATCACCTGTGTGGGCGAACTTCGGTAAGAAAAGAGGACTACCTGTGAGTTGTTTTGGTTCTAATATTGGAGACAATATTGAATCAATTCTTTACACACAAGCAGAAGTTGGTGAGATGAGCAAGATGGGTGGAGGTACCTCAGGTTACTTTGGTAATATTAGAGGACGTGGAGCTGAGATTACAGATAACGGTCATGCGCCTGGTTCAGTTCATTTTATGAATTTGTTTGAGAGTGTTGTGGATAATATTTCACAAGGGGCAACACGTAGAGGTAGGTTTTCACCTTATCTACCAGTTGAACATCCTGATATTATGGAGTTCTTAGAAATCGGAACCGAAGGTTTTCCAATCCAAGATTTGACTCACGCGGTTACAGTTACTGACGAGTTTATGAACGAAATGATTGAAGGAGACACGGACAAAAGAGCGATTTGGGCAAAAGTAATTCAAAGAAGAGGTGAGATTGGTTATCCGTACATTATGTTCACAGATACTATGAATAATAAATCACCTGAAGTTTATCAGGATAAAGGTGCCAAGATTTATAATTCTAATCTTTGTTCTGAAATTGCACTTCATAATTCTGAAGAAGAGTCGTTCGTATGTGTTCTTTCATCTATGAATTTACTTCATTATGATGAATGGAAAGACACAGATGCTGTTGAAGTTATGACTTATTTCTTAGATGCGGTAGTTACTGAATTTTTGACTAAGATTGAAGATATTCGTGATAATGGGACTATTGAAGGTAAAAGAGCATTCTTCTATTTAGAAAAATCATATAATTTCGCTAAAAGACAAAGAGCCCTTGGACTCGGAGTTTTGGGATGGCACTCTCTTTTACAGTCAAAAGGACTAGCTTTTGACACAAAAGAAACCGCTAAACTTAACGTTGAAGTCTTCAAATTGATTAAAGAAAAATCGTATGAGGCTTCTGAAGAATTGGCTAAGAAATTTGGAGAACCCGAATACTTGAAAGGTTATGGTAGAAGGAATGTAACATTAAACGCAATTGCACCTACAACATCCTCGGCATTTATTTTAGGTCAGGTATCACAGTCAATTGAACCAATATGGTCTAATTGTTATGTTAAAGATGTAGCTAAGATGAAAGTTACTATTAAAAATCCTGTATTAGAGAAACTCTTAATTGAATTGGGTAAAAATACTAAAACAACTTGGAATAGTATTAAAAAGAATGACGGTTCGGTACAACACTTAGATTTTTTAACTGACGAACAGAAACAAGTTTTTAGGACTTTTGCTGAAATCAACCAAGCGTCTATTATAAATCAGGCAGCAATTAGACAAGACTACATTGACCAATCACAGTCACTTAATCTTATGATATCACCTGATATGCCAACAAAAGATGTAAACAAACTTTTGATAGATGCATGGAAGTTGGGAGTTAAAACGTTATATTACCAACACTCTATGAATTCGGCTCAGGCATTTGCAAGAAAAAAGTTAAATTTAAATGACCTACAATGTGTAGCTTGTGAAGGATAATAAAAAGACCCACCTAAAAAGGTGGGTTTTTTTATAAAATTAATATTACGAATATTTATCGGTATGGCATTAAATAAAACATATGGAGTAAATTTTCCTTTTAGACAAAGTACCGAAGGTAAATATTTGTCACTTACTACTACAGTTGCTGAGGAGGTAAGAGCGGACTTATTACATTTAATACTTACAAGAAAAGGAAGTAGATACTACCTACCGGATTTTGGCACAAGAATATATGAATTTATTTTTGAGCCTATGGACGGACCTACATTTGATGCGATAAAATCAGACATTCAAGACGCGGTTGATAAATATATACCTAATCTACAGATAAATGACGTATCAATTACACCATATACTGATGAAGATAAAAGTCCTGTGGGTAATTTAAACTTACAGGACCAAGAAGTTACTTATGAAATGTTTGATATATTCAGAACTGCTGGTGAAGGTGTTGAAGACTATACAGCTAAAGTAAAAATAGATTATAGTATTAAAGAAAATACTTTTGAATCAAGAGATTTTATAATTATAAATATTTAAGTTAAATGGCTAATCGCAAAATATCATATACTGAAAGAGATTTTGAAGGTCTAAGACAAGACCTAATAAATTTTACAAGACAATATTACCCTGAGTTAATTGATAATTTTAATGATGCTTCGGTATTCTCAGTATTTTTAGACTTAAATGCTGCTATAGGTGATAATTTACATTTTCATATTGACAGAAGTATACAAGAAACAGTCTTACAATACGCACAACAAAAATCTTCAATATATAATATTGCGAGAACATACGGATTAAAAATACCAGGAAATAGACCATCAATTGCAATATTAGATGTTTCAATAACAGTTCCCGCATTCGGAGACCAAGAAGATAGTAGATACTTAGGTGTTATCAGAGCAGGTTCACAGTTTTTAGGTGCGGGACAAATATTTGAAAATCCTGACGATATAGATTTTAGTACTCAATATAACAGTAAAGGTTTTCCTAACAGAACAAAGGTACCAAATTTTGACTCTAATAATAGAATAGTAAACTATACGATTACTAAAAGGGAAGTGGTAGTAAACGGTACGACTAAAATATTTAAAAAAGTTATTAATAGTAGTGACGTAAAACCATTCTATGAATTCTTCTTACCTGAGAAAAATGTTTTAAGTATTACATCATTAATACAAAAAGACGGTACAGTATACTCAAGCCCTCCAACATATGAAGAATTCATAACATCACCAAATAAATGGTATGAAGTTGATGCATTGGCTGAAAACACAATTTTTGTTGAAGACCCATCAAAGGCATCTGACAATCCAGGAATTAAAGTTGGGAGATATATAGAAACAGAAAACAGATTTATAAGTGAATACACACCTGAAGGTTATTGTAGAGTCCAATTTGGAAGTGCTACTGTAACCGCAGACGACCAACTAGCTCAGTTTGCAAGAACAGGTATCCCTGTAAGATTACAAGATTACCAAAATAACATAGCGTTAGGTAGAACGGTAAAAGCAAATACTACGTTATTTGTAAAATATAGAGTTGGTGGTGGAGAAACATCAAACATAGGAGTTAACACTATCAATCAAATAGGTACTATTAATTTTTCAATTAATGGTCCGTCTAATAGTATAAATGAAAATGTTAGACAAACATTAAGATGTAACAACGTTACAGCCGCAATTGGTGGAGGTAATCTACCAACAACTGAAGAAGTAAGAAATATGGTCACATATAACTTCGCGGCACAAAAAAGAGCGGTAACTATAAATGACTACAACTCTTTAATAAGGACTATGCCGAGTAGATTTGGAGCACCTGCAAAAGCCGCAATAACTGAAGAAGATAACAAAATTAAAATAGAAATACTTTCTTACGATAATAACGGTAAACTAACTGGTAGCGTTTCAAATACATTAAAAGAAAATATTGCAAATTATTTATCAAATTATAGAATGATAAATGATTATATCTCAGTTAGAAGTGCTCAAGTTATTGACTTAGAATTTGAGTTTTCTGTTGCTATGGAGTCAACCGAAAATCAAGGACAGGTAATAACAAATATAGTTAATAGTGTTAATTCATATATGTCACCACAAACAAATTTATTAGGTAAAAATGTTAATATATCTGACATACGTAGAATAATACAAGACACGCCAGGTGTAAGTACAATAGCAGATTTAAAAGTTTTTAATAAAACAGGTGGACAATACTCATCGTCAGAAACATCACAAAGATACTCAGACAAAAATACCAAACAAATTGAGTTAATTGATGATACTATATTTGCGCAACCAAACCAAATATACCAAGTAAGATTTCCTGAAAACGACATTAAGGTTAGAATCAAAACACTTAAGAACGTAGATTTCTCTTAATCCTATTCCATATACTTTTATTTTTTTGAAATTAAAATTAAGGTAAATAACTATTTATCTTAAAAGAAATTAAATGCCAAAATCATATAGATTTAGAACCGATATTGGGGTAGACAAAGAAGTTAGATTAAACATTAGTCAAGATTTTGATTTTTTAGAGATACTTTCTTTAAAATTAAGACAAGAAGATTTATATGACAGATTTTGTGCGGACTACGGTGTTGTTGCGGGTAGAGTTGTGGCCAACGGAGGATACGGTATACCAAACGCAACAATTTCTATTTTTGTTCCGTTAGATAATGTTGATGAAAACGACCCAATAATATCAACATTATATCCATACAAAAATTTAAAAGTTAAAAATGAAGATGGGTACAGATATAATCTATTACCATACGTAAGGGAATATGGTGGACACACACCGACAGGAACCTTTCCTGATAGAGAGGATATACTCACAAGGAAAGAGGTTCTACAAGTATATGAAAAATATTATAAGTATACTGTAAAAACAAATGAGTCAGGTGATTTTATGATTGTTGGTGTTCCATTAGGGTCACAAAAACTTGTAATGGATTTAGACCTATCTAACATGGGTCAGTTTTCATTAAGACCATCAGACTTAATTAGAATGGGTATAGGTGTACCAACCCAATTTAATGGACAAGATTTTAAATCATCAGAAGATTTAGATAGTTTGCCACAGATTGTTAATAGTGTTAGAGAGATAGATGTAACACCTTTTTGGGGTGAAAATGATTTATGTGATGTAGGTATTATAAGAACTGATTTTGATTTAAGAGACTTAGGTATAGAAATACAACCACAAGCCATTTTTATGGGTTCCATTATGTCAACTACCGATGATGATTATATTAAAGGTAATTGTAAACCAAAAAAAGATGTTGGTAAACTATGTGACATGACCACAGGTCCGGGTCAGATATTATCTATTAGACAAACAATAGATGTAGATAATGAAGGTAAACCGATATTGGAAGAATATAAATTTCAGGAAGGTGGTAATATAATTAATGACGATGGGGTTTGGATGACAGACCTACCTATGAATTTAGATTATATAATTACGAAAATTAATTTGAACATGTTATAAAAGTTGTTGTAGTACTAAATTAAATTTAAAGATATAAAAGTTACAGTGGTGATAAATTAAGTTATATCTATAAGTTGATTTTTTTATAAAAAAATAGAGC